TGCTTGGTGAAGAATTAAGAATGGATATAGGTACAGGTGCAACAGGTGCCACTTTTAGAATACCTGGAGTTTTGATTGTTCAATTGTTTTATCCTCAAAATCAAGGTAATGGTGAAGTCCTTTTAAAAGCAGATTCATTGGCAAATTTGTTTCGTAATTGGTGCGGAACTACGATCACTTGCGAAGCTGTGACAATAGAAGAGATTGGGATTTCAGAAGGTTATTTTCAAGTAAACGTAACTATACCATTTCGTCAAGACAGCATTCATTGAAAGGAGTAATTATGGGCAAGGATATTGAAGATGTTAAAGTGGAGCGTGAAGTTAAACTTGTGTTTATTTCTGATGGTAAATACAAGTATGTTTATGTCGATACTGGCGAAGATGTTAAATAAAATAAAAGGAGTATAATTCATGCCAACTACAGGTTATCAAGCGGCAATTGATAGTAATGATCTTCAAATGTCCTATGTTCCAGAAGTCACTTGGGGAACTACACCCACAACACCAGCATTTAAGAAGATTCGTTTGGATTCTGAAGGTTTCAGTGGTACAAAAAGTCGTACCCGTCCTAATGAAATTGACCCATCAGGACAAGCTTCAGCAGCAATCACAACCAAAGAAGAGTCAACCGGTTCTTTGAACTTCTCAGTTTCAGCAGGAACACACAACGATCTGATTGCCGCATCGTTGTCCGGTGCATTTACAACCGAAGTCAGTTATTCTGGTTCAGATGTTGCCATTACTGTTGCAAGTGGGAAAACTTGTACGTTGACCGCAACTGCAGGTAACTTTACCACGACCAACCTTTTGATTAAAGGCCAGTTCATCAAGTTGTATGCTGCTGGTAGTCCTAGCCAGTGTGGTATTGCTCGTATCCTGACTGTAGCTGCTACAACGCTAACTCTGGATTGTTGTTCTTGGACACCAGCTGTAACTGTTGCAGGTACTATGGGTGCATGTACTATCAAAGGTTCGGTTGTTCGTAACGGCACTACATTCAACAGCTTCACTATGGAAAAGAAATTGGCAACAGCATTGTTTATGCGTTATGCAGGTGCTTTTCCTAACAGCGGTACACTTGAAGTTGGTGTGGGTGACTATCTCAAAGGCACTTTGAACTTTCTGAATAAATCACAAGCAACTGATACGGCAATTGTAAGTGGTGCCACTTATACCGATGCTCCTACAGGTTTGGTTATTGATTCAATCAAAGGTATCGGTACTGTTTGGAGAGGTGTTGATACCGGAACAACTCCTGGTGTTCCTGCTCCAATTGACGCAGTTACCCAAAAGATTTCTGTAAAGTGGGATAAGGAAGGCGCTGCCGCGCAATATGGCATCGGCTCTTCTTCGGCTTTGGGTATTCGTCCTGGTAAACTCTTGGTTACAGGTTCGCTTTCAACCTACTTCAAAGACTTTGCGCTTTATACCCAGTTCATCAACGAACAAGCTGGGCCAATCAGCTTCTATGCTCTTGATGGTTTGGCTAGTGCTTCAGCAACTAAGGGTTATGTTATTACTTTCTGTAACGCAACTATTATGAACCCGAAAATTGTTGCTGGTGGCCCAGGACAAGACCTGATGGCTGATTTTGAGATTGAGGGTAACCCTGATATTTCTTCAACTGCCATTTTTGGTGGTAAGACCATTCAGATTGATTATTTTGGATAATTTGTGAATTAGAGAGGGGTTATATAACCCCTCTCTAAGCTCTTTTCTATTTTAACTAATAGTACGAGTAGGGGTAAGTAATAAAAACGTCTTACGCAGCTTAACAGACAGCTTAATTTTCATTCCTAAACACCCAGTTCGGGTGAAATTCAAAAGAAAGAGGTAAAAATCATGTCAAGTAATCCGTTTGAGTTGTTTCAAGTAGACTCCCACAAAGAAAATGAAGAAGGTATTTGGGCAGAATATCCGATCAAAGGTCATGAAGGTCGGTCGTTCAAAGTTCGCTTTGTTCATTCTGGTGATACCAATATTGCGTATCGTGATGCTCTTCGTGCCCGTCTGAAGCCTCTCAATTATCGCATCCAACAGGATATGCTTTCTGATGAAGAGTTTGAGGACATTCAAAAGAAGGTGTTTGCTGATAAGATCATTAAAGGTTGGGAATCAAAAAATGAAAACGGTGAGTATGTTTCCGGCATCTATGGTGACAATTTTGATATAATCGAATTTAACCGAGCCAACATATACAACACCTTTGTAAAAGCACCGAGACTTTTCAAAGACATCAAAAAGCAGTCCGATTCTTTTGCCACGTTTAAAGATATTGAAATTGAGAACGATTCAAAAAACTAATAGGGTTGTTAAAGTGGTATAATCAATGGGGCACCAGACTTGATTTCTTACTTCAATTAGCCGCAGATGGTGAAGATGTTCCGGCTTTAAAAAGTAAACCCACTTTAACAATATGGCAGGAGCAATTTTGGAATGCGTTTCAAGTTCTATCAGATAGTAGGGGATTTACACAAATGGGTATTACTGCCATACCCATTAGCGAAATTAAAGCCTATCTTGATATTTTTAAGATAGACGACCCTGAATTGAGATACTTGTATTTGACATTTATTAAAAATCTTGATGGAGTTTTTTGTACTCACATAAACAAAAAGTCGTGAGGTTATTATGTCAGATGCAAACCTTAATGTAGGAATTGACGGTAGAGGCGCTCAAACTGGCGCCAATACCGTCATTCGTGCTTTAAATGATATAATCAATGCCGCCAATAATGCTGATAGGGGTGTCAAGTCTGTTGAACATAGTTTGTCAAGACTAGGCATATCAAATCCAGGATTGAGCCAAGCTAGACAAAAGATGAATGAACTTAATTCATCAGGCCAAGACCTTAAAAAATTGTTGGTTAGTATTGAAGATCGTTTTATTCGTATTGGCGCAACTGCTGTAGGTATGTGGGCTGTAAAACAAATTTTTGACGGCCTTGTTCAGCCGTTAAGATTATCAATAAAATATCTAGCTGATATGGAAACAGCCAGTTTGGGTATAGCGTCATCTTTATTGGTTGTTGGTAAATATCAAGAGGCTTTGACAAATAAGCAAATTAAAGGTCAGGCAGCTTTGGCTTTTGCTCAAGCTGAATCCGCAAATATCATGGAGCAATTAAAAGTTGCTAACATGAATACCATAG